TTGTGTTCATCAGGATATATAGCAGTCTTACGTGCCTCTATCTGATAATCACCGAATGTCATTTCATACATATCTTTCCAAGCATTTATGTCATCTGCTGTTATCATTTGTGCATCTCCATCCAACGCCTTTCTAGTCTGTCAAGATACCACTTTGCTTTTCTTATATCTTCTAAGCCATTCTTATACTCATGCCGCCACAAATACTTTAACACATTAGCAGCGTGTGGCGCTGTAGCTCCTGACATATTTTCTGTCATTGCTTCTATAGCTTCGATGCATTCTATACCACTGTGATTGTAGTGTACTGGATTGTTTACTTGATCGTGATCTAAAGTTGTATCACCAGTTAGTGTTATTGTATCTATCATGCGCTTCCCTTTGTCTTTGTCCACTTGTTAAGTGTATATACATTTCCTTCTTTTGTTACAACAGGATTTTCATCCTCTTCATCCATAGCCATTAAATAATCTCTGTGTTCTTTTACTTGAGCATATAGGTATGGCTGTTCGTGCGCTAAGTCTAAAAAAGCTGACATCATAGTAGCTACATCAACAATGCCATTAATTATAGGATCAGGTAAATTGTGTTCAGGAGATATAGCTATGGACACATTTGTTTCACCTTCCCATTTATTAGGGTCTTTATAATCTTTTGGACTAATAACTATAGCTATTTCATCATCATCTAAATCATGCCCCATCAGGTTTTCCTTTTTGTTTTTAATTCTATCCTCTTAACTGTAATCTCTTTACCTTTTTCTTTCAGCCAATCTTCAGGTATCACACGATGCGCCCACTGAAACTTATGCTGCTCACACCAATGACAATACCTAGACTTAGCACCCTTGTATAGCTTGGCGTTTGCGTTACTGAATACAAACCGTATGTCTAGCTCAGGATGCTGTCTCTGTATCTCACGATGCTTACGTCTGTCAGCACTATCAAAGATTCCTTTAGTCTCAATAATAATACCATTGTCTAACACAAAGTCTGGTGTATATGTACGATAGCGTAAATCTTCCCACTCAACCTTTAGTAATTCGTACCTGACTTTCTTCTGTGTCTTACGTAAGTACGCAGCAACCTCTTTCTCTAGGCCACTGCGATACCTACCTTTATTATGCCTCCTCATACTCAGGACTCAGTAGAACATAGTCTACCATTGGTGGGTTTAAAGCATTTGACTTTACAGCTTCACGAGTCTGCAAGCTAGGCCAACACTTATGTTTGTAAGAACAAAACCCACACTCTGTGCCAAGCTTTAGATTACCAGTAAGTTTACGGTAATGTGTCTCTGGCACTGGCTCAAAGCAACGCTCAAAGGGTTTATCCTCATTGATGTAGCCTACTGTCTGCTCAATGCTTTCCATCACTGTAGACTTATCTACGGAGTTAGCATCAACATACTTAAACTCACCGTTTGCTTTGTTGACTACCCACCAACCACCTACATCTAACCCTGCAGCTTCAGCGTATCCTACTAGTTGAGATACATAACCAAAGCTGTCGCTCTTGGCTAGAGTTTCTAGAGTGTTGAACTTGTTCTTGTATGACCAAGGCGAAGCTGATTTGACATCATCCACCTTGCCATCAAGCACCATGTCGTACTCACCTTTTATTTCTGTACCATCCTTTAACTTAAGGGTGACACTATCATTGTCTTTGAAGTCTACCTCAGCAGCACGAAGAAGACCCTTGAACACTGCTTCCACAATGTCACCTATGATCATGTTGATCAAGAAGTGTGGTGGTAGTGGTGTCTTATCTTCAGGGTCATTCTTCTCAAACCATAGCTGACAAGTAGGACGCCCAATGTTGGACATCCTTAGTCTAAACTTGTCACGAGGCCCACTGCTGAACTGCTTCTCTAGTGCAGCCTCGACATCAGAAGCGACTTGCTTACGTATGTCTTCAGCCATACTTGTCTCACCCTTGACAGCTTTGCCAAGGTACTCAAAGATAGCTAGTTCAGCAGGGTGGTTCATTAGTCTGCCTCTTCTACGTTGACGAACTCAGCCACAATAGCAGCATCATCATCAGAGATAGTCTCCTTATTCTTTTCATCCCATTGTTCTAAGATGTAAGAGTTTTGTGTAGTAATATAAGCTAAGAAGTTATGTAGAGTATCTTGGTCTTCAGGTTGTAACTCTACCTTATCACCTACATCTAAGCTCATAACAGCAAAGCTATTACCTGTTTTGGAATCAACTGCATTGGCACTTAGTTTTAACATACACTGAATAGGTAATACGTTCTTACGTCCTAGTGCATTTACTGTTAAGTCTAAAGGTTTGATACTTGAAGGTGGTACTTCAAAAGAGAAAGGCATAGTAGTAATATCATCTACTGGATTACCTGCTTCATCAGTAACACCTGATGCAGTCAACTCACCAAAGAGAATCTTCTTACGTTTGATACTACGAATCAGATCCTTTGTTTTCTCAGGTACGCTATCCCAATCTTCGATGTAACCTGATGGTCTGCCAAGATTAAATGTACCTACGTTATCTTTGAGATCACCTTTAAGATCTGTAGCCATTACAGTCTTCATCATCATCTCTTCTTTGGCATCCCACTTTGACCACTGCTGTCGGATTGCAAAGATACGTATGGTAGGACTAGTTGCGTAGACAACATCATCTTCACCTCTTGTAATCTTGTATGCACCTGCAGGTACAACCTCAGTCTTAATAGGTTTACCATTAACTTCGATCTCACCCATAATACCTGTGTGCATCAAGTTAACTCTAGGTAAAACGGAACTCTTTCTTTCGCCACCGCTTTGAGGAGTTACACCTACTGCCTCTGCAAGAGACATACCTAAATCATTTTGTATTGCTAGTTCTGTATTCATTGTTTTACTTACTTTCTTTTAAAGTTAAAGATGGTTAGTTATACTCTAAACATCAATTGTGTCAAGCCAATTCTTACCAATTTTGGCTTCTAATAATAAAGGCACATTCATTTCTATATCGTATGCGTCTTTTATGACACAGTTTAGATTAGCGTTGATAGTCTCAACAATAGTCAAGACTTTTTTTACTTCGTCAGGGTGTACATCTATCACCATAGAATCATGTACAGTGTTGACTAAGCATGACTGTAGAGGTTCAAGCAATCGCTCAAACTCTAGTAATACCACAGGCACTATGTCACCTGTAGCAAATCCTTGAACAGGATAATTCTTTATCATAGTGAAGTGTGACACACTACCATTTGCTCTTCGGGTAACACCAGGAAATGCATACTGTCTTCCGCTTTTGTTAGTAATCTTTTCAAAGCGTACAGCCTCATCTCCTAGCTCTTCATGCCACGCAGCTACACCCTCATACTTCTCAGTAAAGTGTTTGTAGTATGCAGCTACAGCCTTGGGTCTACCATACCCTGTAGCCCCGAAGAGAGGGGCGAAGGTATGTTCCTTTGCTGCTTGCCTAGCTGTAGGCTGTCCTGCATCACTGATAACCTTAGCAGTGTAGGAGTGTACATCAAAACCTGTTTGGATCTCCTGCATGGCTGTGCTGTCCTGTGAGAGAAATGCAGCAACTCTAAACTCCAATTGTGCAAAGTCACACTCACATATCTGTCCACCTTCCCATCGTGATATGAACACACGTTTTACTGGAAAGGTTCCTCCCCTTGGCATGTTTTGCATGTTGGGATTGCGTCCAGAAAATCTACCTGTACTGGTAACACTTTGGGTAAGGTTGACGTGAAGGATTCCGTTGGGTTTGGTGAATATGTCGATACCATCCACGAAGCTACTAAGGTAACTGCTGATAGCAGAGAGGCGCTTAAGATCAGTAAGAAAATCAAGAGCAGACTCCATACCGTTGCTTGTAGCGGTAGCCATAAGACTTTCAAGATTACCCTTACTAGTGCTGAAACCATTTGCGCTTATCCATTTCTTGTTTGGCGCAGAGAAACACAGCCCTGCTACCTGCTTTGTTTGTGTTAAAATGTAGCCTCTACCTTCACACTTCTTACATATGTTTGGTATCTTGTATAGCGTACCATCTTTTCTTGTCCTCCAAACTTTACCACCTCCATTACAGTTAGTGCAAGTAGATGCTTTAGTCTTTCTAATGATAGAACTGTTTGCATTTATTGCCTCTTCAAACTCTTTCTTTGTTTCAGTATAGTCAAACAAGTCAGCCCATTCTTTCTTGTTGTGTATGCGTCTACTGAATATAACTTGTGATGCTTGCTCAGGACTGTTGAGGTTGATAGGTGTGTCACCCATAAGATCACGAGTCTTACGTTGCAACCTGTCTTCTATCTCAGCTTTCTCTTTCTCAAACTCTATTCGGACTTGCTGAAGGGCGGTTCTGTCCACACAGATTCCTGACATATACATTCTGGTGAGGGCTTTACAGGTGCGGAAGGTAATGTCTTTAACTCTATGTAAGGACTCTGATTCTGGCTTTGCGTAGTCTTGTTCCAAGGCAAGGAACAACTCACGAGTAATGTCGAGGTCACTCCTAAGATAAAAAAGAAGCTCTTGTAAAGGTATCTCATTAGTGTTGTATCCTTTCTTGTAATACTCTTTGAGAGTGTCTTGCTTCTGATAGTTTAGATTCCTACGTTCAGCACAAGCCTCTAGACTTATAGGTTCTTTCTGTCCACGCTGCAGTAGATACTCAGCTAACATCGTGTCATAGATGTCACCATCATACTTGAAGCCTGACTCCCATAACCACATCAAATCATGCTGTGCATTGTGCATGATCAAGAGAGTTGTGTTATCCAGTATAAGCTGAATGTTCATAGCCCTTGAGCCACCAACATCTTGATCTTCTTTATGGTTAAGCGTGAATAGGTATGTCTCTTCTACGTTGTCTACATTCTGCACACCTACTTGTACAAGCTCAAGTCCAGGTTCAAACGGATCAAGGATGTTCTTCTTCTCTCGTTTGGTGATTGTGTTTTCTACATCAAGTACAAGTCTCATGCTAAGTACTGACTCCTGTCTCCATCTAACTCACAGTGAATAGTACCATGCCATCCACCCTTGAGTTTGTTCTTGGCTATACAAAGATGTCTCTGATTTGTTTCATCTTCGTCTTGCCCCTCTACTACTTTGTTCTTTGATATGAGAATCATCAGGTCAGCCTCTGCTGCTTTACCAGTACGGCTACCCTCAAGCATCGACTGATCAGGATGTACCAAACCTTCTGCTGCTGCACTCAACTGTGACATCCATATGATTGCACACTTGTGTTCCTTGGATATGTTACGTGCATGTATGGCTGCTTCCTTGAGATAGATGTCCGACTTGTCACTTGTCTTAGCTGCAAACTTGTCACCCATATCAAGCACTACAATGTCAGGCTCGTATGCCTTGATGATGGCTTCAACCCATGCCATGTCTTTACCTGTGCTGTCTTTGATAAAGACGTTCTTCTCTACTGGATCGTAACGTAGTGCAGCCACCGCCATGTTAGTCTTCACTTCATCCATGCTCATACTCGTAGCAGCACTAAGGTATCTTGCACCTACACGCTCATAGCTTTCTTCGTTACACAGCACCATGCACTTAGCACCCTGTGATGCAAACCCATCAGGTGCAGCTATTGTACTAGCATGAAAGCTAGTCTTACCTGTGTTAGGTCTAGCACCTACAACAACTAGATGTCCTGCACTTATGCCCTCTGTCCTACGTTTAAGTGTAGGTATGTTCCACTTCCATTGTGACTGTATGTCATTGGCTTTTAATAATGTATCGATACTTGTATCATCCCACTCTACCTTGAGGTTGGGTAGGAAATCATCTTGGTAATTACTTAGTATGTTTCTCAAGGGTTCGAGGCTAGACTGTGATCCGTTAACATAATCAAATCCAAGGTTAGCAATCTCTTCACCTACCACCTGTTGAAATAACTTAGATAGTACATCATCAGCTATCTCTGTAGACAGTGGCTTCTCTCGTGCAACCTTTTGAAACAACTCACTAAAGACTAGCTTGTTAGCTGTAGTCATACTGGTGTTGTTAACAAAGAATAGAGATTCTAACTCTGTGGGTGTAATGTTCTTACCATATGTGTCCATAGCGTAGTCAAGAGTCTGCTTGATCTTACGTGCATCTTTACTGAATATCTTATCTGGACAACGTATACCCTTGTGATTATCGTAGAACTCTTTGTCCAACATAGTGCGGATCAATGCTAGTTCCATCATGTTTGTCTCCTCTCTCAATCAAAACTTGTCTCCCTGTTGTATACCTTATCCAACTCTTCATCAAAAGCTTTATCTGAGGCATACCTCTTACACGCCTCTAACACTTCGTCTACTGTCAAGTCAACGTATACTTTACCTAATGGTACACGCTTATCAATTATTGCTGTCTTTGTCATGCTCTCACCACATTGGATTCATTAGGTCAAATGTTTCATACCAACTGCTGCCCTCTAAGGCTAACCACATCAGTACAGGTATACCCACTATCAAGAATGCACACGTTAAGAATGCCCATCCTAAACCTTTTGTTGTACAGTAATGTTCAGCCATAGTTCTTCCTATACTTTTTAGGAAAGTGCTCTTTGTTTAGCCCTCTGCTAACTTGCTCTGCTGCCCACGAGTAGTTCACATTAAAGTGTCTCGCTGCGTCAGCTATACTTTTGAAGTCTTTACCGTGTAGCCTACAGGCCCTGCCTCTTTGCTTTTGCGTTGGCTCTACCTTAATACGGATATGGCATGGTACATTCTTTGGTTGCATTATTTGTCTCCTATATTTCTTGGTGCATATACTTCACCGTTGTACTGGCTACCTGTTTCAGTATCTGTTCCGAAGTTGAAATACGCTAGTATAACTAGCAGTGTCATTATCCAGTAGAAGGTAACCTTAACCCACTTGATAAATGCTTCGTATGTTTGCTTTGCTTCTAGCTCTGCTACGTGTCTTGGTTCTACACCTTTCATTAAACTATCTCCTCTAGTTTTTTAATGTCTGCTTCTACTTTATATTTAATATCATCATAGAGTCTTAACGCTATAGTTTCTAACCCTGTGTAAGCCTCTATCTCTCTCTTGTACTCTAGTGTTTTATATGCAGCGTCAGGGTCTAATGCTACAATAACCTTGTAGAAATTATCTAAGTGTTGCATATTAGATACACTAAATGATGTACCCAATATAGCCAAACCTGTCAGTCCAGGAAATAGTTTAGCTGCTACGGTAGCACTAATAACATCCTCAACTACTATCACGACACCATTAGGTTTACCTACGACACGAGTGAATACAGTAGGTGTCCTGTCGTAACGCTTCCATTTAACTTGTCCTGAATAAGATGTGCATCTACCAATCGCTCCAACAAGTCTGCCTTTGTCATAGATAGGGAAGACTACTCGTGAGTCCATCACATCATACATCAAGTCCTCACCATACAAGCCCCACCTGCCCATAAATCTCTCAAACTGTTTATGCTCTACGGTAGGCTTGACTATATACTCAGGCCAAGTAAATAACTCATGCTCCGACTCAGGCTCTTCATACTGGTTAAGCCTACGTTGTATCTCTTGGGCTGTCATACCTGATGACACAACACCTTTAACTCTGCAGTCAAGCTTGTAACAATTGTAAAGCAAAGCACTACCATCTCGTGTAGCAGTGAATGTGTTCTTACCTCTGCACACAGGGCAGTCACCTCTATGTCTATAATCTTCTTTTAGATCAAGGGTTTCTAGGTAGTTCCTAATGTTGTTCATCTCTGCTCCTCCGTTTATTCAATGCATTACTTGCGCCACTAAATGTGTTGACTAAGTATGGCTTGACTGATTCAGGATTCACATGCCCTGTTACTTGCATCAACTCAAGAGTCTCAACACCTGCCTCTACCATCTCAGTAATTG